CTAGTCTTTAAATGAGTTTTTACCTACATTAAAATTGGCTATCATCTCAAGTGGCTTTCTATAGGGTGTTTTCCAAAAGTACATGGAAAATATGTACATTTACACATAAATGTTTTCCAAATGTTTTACATGTTTTCCAAAAATAATAGGATTGAAATATGATTACTCTTAAAATGGTAATTCGCCCGGATCGCCAAAAGAAGGATGGAACCTGGCCAGTAAATTTAAGAATTTCTTATCAAAGAAAGACTACATATATTTCAACTCCATATTATGTGGTAAAGTCTCAAATAAATAAGGCGTTTGAGATTAAAGATAAATTCCTCCAGATGCAGGTTGATGAGGATTTGAATAAAGCTCGAAGAGAAGTCGCTCATTCTTTCGAAAAGCTTGCTGATATGAATACTATTCATGTAGGAGAGTACTTATCGGATTTCCTATATTCAAAAAAGAAGGATAACATAAATTTCTTTGAGTTTGCCAAAACGCATATTGCTAGAATGGAGGAAAACAACCAAGCTTCCAGGGGAAATTACGGGATTTCAGTGAGGAAAATTCAAGCATACGTTGGGAGCGAAAACTTATCGTTCAATGACATCACATTTAATTTTCTTGGTAACTTCGACAATTGGCTTAAAAATAACGGAGTTGGAACAAGAGGAAGATCCCTTTACTTATCGAATTTGAGGGCTATATTTAACGCTGCAGTTAGAGAGTATAATGATGATGATAACGACATCATACGAATCACTAGAAATCCTTTTAAACGCTTTTCTTTACCTAAAGTGGAGGTACCGGAAAAACGTGCATTATCTCTAGACCAGTTAAGAGCCTTTATTGCTTACCAACCTCAAAGAGAAACGGTGCAATTCGCTCAAGATGTTTTCATGCTTTCATTCTATTTAGTAGGAATGAATACAGTTGACCTTTACCAGGCATCAAAAATTTCCGATGACCGGATTACTTATAAAAGAGCAAAAACTAGAAGTGTTCGAGCTGATGGTGCAGAGATCTCTATAAAAATTGAACCTGAAGCAGTACCATTAATTGAAAAGTATCGAGACAAACAAAATGAGAGAATTTTCAATTTTCATTATAGATATGCTACTGCAGCTGGATTCAATTCTGCAGTCAATGAATATCTCAAGGAAATTGGAAAGGCAATAGGGGTTGATGAGCTGGATTTTTACGCAGCTAGGCATACCTGGGCTACTTTGTTTGTTAATGATTGTGAAGGTTCTGAGTCAGAAGCTGCATTTTGCTTGAACCACGTTTCAGAACACAAGATCACCTCTGGGTATATTAAAAAAGATTTCGCAAGAATTGATCGTGCAAACCGTAAAGTAATAGATATATTATATTAAAATAATTCGTTATTTTATCATTCAAACTATAATCTTATCACATTTTAAAAATAACGTATCGATAGAATGTTTAACAATAATTTTTTTACCAAATTTTAATTGTAATTTTGTAATGTGTTAATCTTAAAAAATTGAATAACAGAGATATGCAATATAGTACTTTATTTAAACTGAGTATCAACGAATTGTCAACAGAAGCCGAAGTTGAAACTCGGCTGTTGTCCAAAATTTTTAATGATTTGGGTTATCCCTCAGCCTCTATTATACCGAAAAAGCATGTTGAGTCCCTGATTATTAGCGATGGAGTAAAAAAAACAAAGAAAACAGTTGATTTTATTCTAATGGGGAGTAATAACCTGGCTAAGGTTATCGTTGAAGCAAAGGATCCAACAATAAATGTGCAGGATGCATGGGGTCAAGCTGCTAGTTATGCTTTAAGTTATAACAAGAATAAGGATAACAATAGCAAAATTCAATGGCTACTTATTAGTAATGGCCATATAACTTCACTATTTAAGCATGATAGTATAGTCCCTATTGTAACTCTTCGGCTTTCAGATTTTGCTAGTGGCTCACCTCCTTATGTGAATTTACGTTCATATATTAAATTTAAGACTGCAGATGAATCATTATCTGGAGGCTTGGCATTTGAAGTAATTGCAGCTGATAAGCTAAATCTGCTTTTTGAAGAGTGCCATAATATGATTTGGAAAAAAGAGAAGTTGAATCCTACTGATGCATTCTTTGAGTTCTGCAAATTTATTTTTATTAAAATTAGAGAAGATAAAAAAAGAGAGCGAATAATGTCTTCAGAACAAGTATACAAGTTACCTCTTACTACTGAATGGCTAATTGCTCAGGATACTACATCAAAACACCCAGTGAGAGATATATTATTCAGACAACTACATCAAGATTTAGAAACAGCAATAAATAAGGATAAGAAGAAAAGAATATTTGATAAAGATGAGACATTAAAGCTTAGCGCCTCAACATGCAAAGAGCTTATCAAGAGATTTCAAACGATAAATTTGAGTTCGATTGATGAAGATTTAAATGGAAGAATGTTTGAGGTTTTTCTGAATGCGGCAGTTAGAGGCAGAGGCCTCGGTCAATACTTCACCCCGAGACCTGTGGTGGACTTTATGACTAGAATTGCTCTTTTAAGACCAGATTTTAATGTTACTAATCCTCCTAGAACAATTGATGCATGTTCAGGAACCGCCGGATTTTTAATTGAAATAATGGCATATCTACTTTCAGGTTTGAGAGACGATTCAAGATTTAATGATAAGGAAAAGCAGCAAATTAAAGAACTAATTTGTAATGAAAGGTTATTTGGTATAGAAGCTAATGAAAGAGTAGCCAGGATTGCAAGAATTAATATGTTTTTACATGGAGATGGAGGAAGTCATATATTTTTCGGAGATGGTCTAGATAATGATCCTGTAACAGAAGATGACATGACGGATGAAAGAGCAGCTGAAGTAATTGATCACTCAATCAAGATTAAGGCAAATAGTTTTGATTTAGTACTAAGCAATCCTCCTTTTAGTATGACATATAAAAGTTCTAATGATTCAGAAGAACGAATATTAAAACAGAGAGATTTATCGGTTAATGCCACATCAGTCAAGTCAAACATTTTATTTTTAGATAGATATCTAGAGTTATTAAAGCCTGGTGGAGAAATGCTAATAGTTCTTGACGATACAATTTTGAATGGCGCAACTTGTATTGAAATTAGAAAATGGTTGCTTGCAAATTTTGTTTTAATTGGAGTTCACTCATTACCATTTAATGCCTTTTTTAAAGCAAAAGCAAATATTAAAACTTCAATTCTGCATCTTAGAAAAAAATCTGGGGATAATGATAACCAAGGGCATGTAATAATGTCAATAAGTAATAATATTGGGCACAATAATGCACTTGCAGATACACCCGAGAAGAATAATTTGAATGATATTTTCTCTACCTATGTTGAATGGCAAAGAACAGGTGTTTTTTATCAAGTGTTAAAAGAAAATCAGGATCAAAATGAAAACTTAGAATGTCCTGAACAAATATGGATTGTACCTCCATCAACTATTAATTATAAAAGATTGGATGCTTATTATTATTCGATTGAACTTTCTCAAATTAGAACCCAGTTAATTCAGTTGAAAAATGAAAATCAAATTGACATTAAGCATGGCAAAGATTTTAAATTAGCAAATAAGCTTTCTAAACAAGATAAGATTGATCTAATAAATTCAAATGAAAGATTAAAATATATTGAAATTGGCGATGTGACAGATTATGGATTGATTTTAAAGTCTTTAAACGGAACATTTGATCAACTACCTACAAGGGGGGAATATCGCGTTAAAAAAGGGGATATTTTAGTAGCATTGAATATTAGTTCGAGAGGCACAGTTGTTTTAGTTCCAGAAGAGTTTGAAGGCGCAATATGTACCAGTGGTTTCCTAGTGATTCGCCCAAGGAATGAAGATGAAGGATATTTGCTTTGGTATTCTTTAAGAAGTGAATATTGTCGAAAACAGATTTATTATTTATCCCAAACAGCTAGTCAGCCAGAACTAAAAAGAAATGCTTGGTTAGAGGAATTCATTATACCATTTCCGAATAATAAGGATGAAACAATTAGAAACGCAAAAGACTTTCAAAATTCACTACACGCGTTATTAAACGCAGATGATTTCAGATTTAAAATTGTCTAGAAACATCAATTTAACCTTTAGGTGGAAATGGATCACTACTTTTTGGAAAAGTTCTTTCTTCCTGAAAATTGCCATCTTTTTTATGGATTGTAACTGAAGATGCACCCTGTCTCTTGGCTAGATCAATTGTTTGCTTTACCACTACTTCTTTAGTCGGGCCGGTTACTGATGCTCTGACTGCTCCTTCAGCTTTACCTATCCAACCATTTTCTGTTTTTGTTACGTGATATTTTTTTCTGTCTGTCATGATTTTAAATATTAGTTTTATTATATATCATTAATTATTAAATATTTGTCGAAATCATTTAAAATGCCAGAAGATTGAATAAATGAAGAAAAAATACCAACTGAATCTTTCCAAGTAATCCATCCGGAATTAAGATCCATTATGTCATGTTGATATTTAATCTTAATTTTTGCATTCTCAAGTTTTTCATTTGTAATGTTATTCATATTAATAATGTCAAGCTTTTCACTGTTATTCAGACTTATTTGAAGTTTAACATTGAGCTTATACAGTTTAATAAAATCATTACGAATATTTTCAAATTGAGAAACAATTGTTCCCATTTTATTACAGATATCCTCATTAAGCAATTTCTTAGAAATCAATTCAGAATCCCTAAGTTGATTTAAGTGTTCAGTAAGTTGGCTGTTAAAAACTTCTAGACGATCTGATTTATAAACATCTGATATAATTTCTGTTTTAGTGCTAACTAATGAATTTGCTTCGATAATGGATTGAAATACTTTGTACCTTTTATCAAACAATTGTGTCTTTAAATTGTGTTTTTGCAACTCATTTCCTCTTTCTCCAATTGAATAGGTGACCTCAATCAGTAATAGAGTGGTAATTATTGGTAGAATCAGTTGTAATGTATCTTTTGAAAAGTTAATTGGAATATTAAGTATATCACACAATGAATCTCCCAACCTGATTGAAAAATATGCAGCACTAACTATAAATGTATATTTAAGAAATTTCAATAATAGTCTATTATTCATTTTAAGTAGCATTTTTCATTTCTTAATTCTTCTAAAAATCCATGGAGCAATAGGTTCTGGATCTACCCATAAACCAAGTTTGCTGTTTTTAGCCTGGAGTTCCATTTCTGATAGTCGGGGCTCTTTATTGTATTGTTTGTAATGCCATGCATATCCTGCCTTCAGGAGCTCATAGTTGAGTGTGTCCTGGCCAATAACGATTAATCCAAGAGATCTGCCATATCTGTCTTTACCATGGGAAATGAGGATAGCTTGTTTTCCAAAACAAAAATCGGAAGTGAATTGCTTTGCTCGCTGGCCGAATGCTTGATGAGACTCCGGACAGTCTATCCCATCCAGGCGAACTTTTATTTGGGTCTTATCCTCTGTTAAGAGTATGACTGTATCTCCATCAGAAACACCCACAATTTTTCCGGTAATTATATCATTAACCGGGCTTATCAGTAGAAATAAAAAGAATAATAAGCTTTTCATTTTTTCTTTACATATACCTTCTTGCCACTTGAATTGATATAGTACTTGCCTCCTCTTGGCCCAGTGTGAATAGTCCGTCCGGTTGATGTTGTAGAACTTGATGAAGTGCTTTTTGTTACAGAAGTGCTTGATGTAGGCTCGTAAGTTTTTTTATGTTGCCAACAGTAATCACTTCCAGGCTCAGCGTTTCTTGAGCACTGAGTGCCGGCATTAGTGATTGCAATACATCGTTTTGTTTCAGAAGCACTAGGAGTTGCCGTAGTGTTTTTATACTTTGGAAGTGAGTCAAACTGTATTGCAATAATTCTTTCAAGAGTTTCTACTCTTAATCTTAGGTCTTGAATTTCTTTTGTCAAACTTTGTATGTCTTGTCCAAAGACCCAGTTTGACATTACCATTAAAAGAATCGTTAAAATTTTTTTCATAGTTAAGCTTTGAATTATAAAACGACAATGATAATTAGCAGGTTAATCATAAAAATAAAGGTTAATACAACAAGGCATCCACTATTCTCAGGGGTGTAGTTTGTTTTTTTTGAAGTAGTTTTTCTTGACCTCCTTTTCGGTTTGCCAAGAGCTGCAGTTAGGCCTGCTTTTACAAAACTATCAAATATCTTTGCCCCTCCTTTGTATCCAGACATCCCTTTGTAACCTCTTTGATTTCCTCTAGGCATATTTTTGTTGAATATTAATTATACAAAGCATCCTTAGGTACACTCCTCTTTGTCTTGAACATGGCTTTTACCTCTTCTAGCTCTTCAGGAGAAAGGTATTTTATATCAAGCTTCAGAAGCCAGTGGTAAACATTTTGGTTTTGAACAGTTACAACATATGCCTGGACAAATTCCCATCCCTGGCCTCCCATCCAGTTCATAGCATCAACCATTGAGTTGAAAACTATTACTTTCCCTGTTTCATCTCTAAGCCTGGTATCTTCCCCAAACCTGGTGTTTTGGCCAAAGTCAACATTGACGGTAACCTTGTTGCTTAGGAATTTTTGAGTACCGAGGATCTCACAATATATGTAAGCCTCTCCGTTTTTACTGGGTTGATTTTCTTGAGAGAATAATAATTGTGAAGAGAGTGCAATAAGTGCTAGTAAAATGAATTTTTTCATAGGGTATAGTTTTTGGGTAATGCTTATTTTTAAATTAATAGCTTGCTCAATTCAACTTCATCAATCAGGACTATATCATATCCCTCTGCCTGAAGTACTGCCACTTTATTTAGTTTTGCCGGGCCGAAACCTTCTCCGTAAATAACAATATTGGTTTTCTTAGAAATTGAAGTACAGACATCGGCTCCCATCTCTTTGAGTTTTAGTGCAAGATCTTCTCTAATAGGGAATGTTTCAAATACTCCTGTAATTACAACCTTTTTATTATAGAAGTAGTTGTCTGGGTTGGAAACTGAGCTGAGGTCTTGCTTAAGAGCTTCTGAGGATATAGTCCTTGAGGCTGGTTTGAAATATGCAGAATTCTTCTCTTTTCTGGCTTGACTATTTTCTTTAACCTTTAGGCTTTTTAGGGAGTTAATGACTTTGAGATGATGGATAAAAATTCTAGCACAAGCCCTGGCATCTTCAAGAGCATCATGGTGGTTTCTAAGTTCAATATTGTATAAGGCACAAGTGTCAGGAAGAGTGAGATTGTTGTGAATTTGGCAAGTGCAAAAAGTGGTTAGCTCTGGTAAGGAAAGATTGTAGTAGGTGCAATTTGTTTTAAGAACATCAATGTCAAATGCGGCATTATGAGCCACAACAGGAGTGTCATTAAAGTAATGCTTTATCTCAGGCCATAGGTCTCTAAATGTTGGACTATTTTTAGTTATTGAAGGATTTATGCCATGTACATTCAAGCATCCTGAATCATAATAGTTATTTGGAGGTTGTATCAAATAAATCATTTCCTCAACAATCTGGAGGTTCTCAACTTTTACTATGCCCAGCTGGCATGCCATTCTTTTGTATGTGGCTGTTTCAAAGTCTATAGCAATAAAACTAGTTATGCTTAATGGATTAATGTCAGAATTTAGTGATTTTGTTGTTTTTATCTCTTTTCTGAGCTCCTTAATTTCAATAGATTGTCTTTGAATTTTATCCTTAAATAGGATTGCAAGTTTTTGAAGATCATGGAGAGGGATAGCATTTATATTTTCATCACTTACTGTTCTGGATATTTCGTATATCCTAAGATCGGCTTCAAAATTATCATCCATATAGTTTGATAACTATGTTAGTTAAATATTAATATGTTTTTTAAACTGTAAGAACTGATTTAAGCCAAGTAAAAAGCAATACCGACCTGATCCTAAATCACAGGAGCTATGTGGAGCAAAAATTTGGGGCTAATAGGAAATGTTCAATTGCCTTTTAGGCAGGAGCAAATGGCTGTTAAAGCCAGTGGGACTATAATTGGTTTCTACGTATTCTGCCTTTAACGATATACATAGAGAGGATATCTTCCTTGTTTATCCTGGTGTCACCGGCAAATTCTGGGTTTGCTGCACGTAGGATAACCTTGGACTCATCACTACAGTAATGTACATCTTTTATGGTGCGTAAGTTATTTGCATTATCGTTTGTAATTACAAGGTAGGTTTCACCCCATAGAAGGGTGTCCAGATTCCGGATCTGCTTAACTGCTACAATCTCTCCGGCTGGGTATTTTGGATGCATACTGTCTCCCACTACCGGGAGGTAAGCATCACAATCATTAAAGTGTTTGTAATTGATCATGAATGTTGCCTCTTCCTTATAATCATGGAAAGAGGTGATGACAGATGCTGTCACATCAAGATCTTCATAGTAAGGGACACCTGAAGTCCTGTATTCTGGTCGAGATTCATCACGAAGCTGAGCTTGTTCGCTAATTTTCTTTATGAGTTCTCCTTCACCTGTTAAGATCCAGTCAGAATTTATGTCAGGATGTAAAGAAGAAAGAGATTCTATAAACTTTTTTGGAATTGGAACATGCCCATTTAATATCTGGGAGAAGGCAGATTTATTCTTATAGCCCATTAAAGTAGCAATGGCTCCTTGATTTGCAGCAACGCCAGAGCTTACAAGCCATTGAATTACAATTTTAATGCGGTCTAAATCAGACATTTAAGAGTATATTAAATTATAAAATATAAAATAGTTTATATTTTATTTGTAGTTAATATAAATAAGTTTATATTTGTACTGCGATAAGTTTATATTGCATCGCAAAACAAAAGTAACGCATAAAGCTATAAAAAAAATAGCACAAAAATGCTAAAACGCCACATTATGAGTGAATTTTCTTTTCAAAGGGGCTGGGGACAGGTTACTGTAGGCCAGGCAAAAGAGGTAAAAGCAGAGATTATGAAAAAACTCGGCATCACTACCAACAGCAACTGGTTGCAACGCCTGAAAGGAAGAGTAGAGCCCAAGGTTTCGGAGGCCAAGGCTATTGAAACTGTCTTCAAAAAATATGGTATAACCAATATCTGGGGAGAAAAGTAAGATGAGCGCAACTGTAAAACTCACAAAACGCGAAGAGCAGATAGCAGAATTGCTTGCTTGGGGAGCTGCAAAGAAGGAGGTTCCGGATCTTCTGCCGGTTAAACCCGGAAGAGGACCTATCGCAATCCAAACTGTTGAGAATACAGTGCGCAATATCTATGAAAAACTGGGTATTCAGAAAGTGAACGAGCTTTCAGCCTGGTATTTCGTGACTCATTTCTCTATACCGGCATCGCTATCACCTCTTAAAAGGAAGGTTATTTCCATTGTATTACTGCTGATTATCCTGCCAAGTGAATTCTCTTCTCTAAGTTACTTCATTCGCCCTGGATCTAGCAGAAGCAGAATCTGCAGATCATTCTCGGCCAGGATAAGACGTAAAGACGAATCAACCTTTGAATTAATCTGAGTTATGACAATCAAGAACAACATAATCACAATGGAGCGACTGGAGCTTGTGAACATTATGGCAGATGCTTTTGCCATAGGTGCACAGAAGGTGCTGATTGAGACTATGCAGTTAAAACCTTATTTGTCAAAATCAGAAGCTTATAAACTTTATGGACGTCGCCTGGTGGACCGGTGGCTGAAGGAAGGTCTCATCAAGCAGATCAAGGATGGCGATTCTAATCATTCCATCCGCATTGACCGCCTGCAGTTGGAGTCAGTTGCCTCAGCAAGTAACAGAATCTCATTTTATAGACAGAAGGAGTTATGCGAGGAGCAAGGGAGCAAAGGTTAAAACTAAGGGAGTTGTGTTTCTCCTACAAAAACGAACTCTCTCAAGTGGTTAGTCTGCAAGACCAGTACAATCTGATTTATGATGTCCAGCAGCGCGCCAGGGAGGAGTTCAAAAAGAAGCTTAAGACAAGAGATCTGCTGTATGAGATAGGGAAGATTTTCGGAGTAAGTACTCAGACAATATACCGGGCAAGGGCTGCTGTAAACGCCTCCAGAACCGGATTGGCACCAAAGAAATATGCAGCAAGAACATTCAGCAATATCAAATACAATAAAAAACGAAGCTTATGAAAACTAAGATTTCAAAAAAGGCTCTGATGACAATGATTGTAATGCTTTGCATCGCTTTGTCAGTATATGTTCTGAATCAGTGGAGTGGTGAAAACAAGATCACTGCAGGGATGGTATTTGTGAGCCTGCTGATTCACGTGGCCATCCCTTCATTTTTTGCCTGGACAGTAATCTATAAGAAACTTACAGTTTAATTGAAGCCATATGAAACCAATAAACTTTAAAGAGGCTAATACAACTCTTGTGAGACCAAGCACGAGAACTCCAGATGAGTGCTCTCCTCTTCCAGTATTCACAGATGGCCAGCAGACAATATCTTGTTGGAACCTTTCCTTCAGAGAGAGAATGACAGCTCTTTTGACTGGTAGGGTATGGCTTAGCGTAAAATATGGTGATGTTCAGCCACCGGTAGTTCTTAAATGCTCAAAATCATTTTTTAAAACCAATCAACATGGACAGTAAATCTCAACTTAAAATCATTGAATTCGGATTTACAATAATACGAACAGATGATTTTCCCAACATCAGGATTAAGTATAAGGATGAAGATCACAAAGATTGGTGCACACTAGAGGTGTTTCCCACTAAATCAGCAAGAGATAAGGCTTTTAACGAACTTCTCGAACAACCACATTTTATCCAGGATTAGGTCCTTTAATGATGAACAATCAACTATCATTTTTGCAAAACAGGAGATCCGCGAGGACCGGGATGAAAGCAGACATGTCAGTAACCCCGGCCCCCGGTCTTTATCCCATATAAACTTATAAGATTATGAATCAGAAGTACAATTATGATGGGAATGACGTTACCTTCTATTTTGGGAATGGTGACGTTATGATTAACGCAACAGAGATGGCCCGGCCATTTGGTAAGCGTGCCGGTGAGTGGCTTAGACTGCCCTCAACAATGAACTTTCTCTCCGCCTTGGAAGCTATGGGAAAATCCCATAGGTCCAATTTAGTGTCCACAGAGAACGGAATTGGAACCTGGATGCATGAGGATGTCGCGCTTGAATTTGCCCGATGGCTCTCTCCGATGTTTGCCATCTGGTGTAATGATCGAATCAAGGAGCTGGCCAAGTACGGATTTACAGCCTCTGAGACAAAGATTGAACAGCTAGTTTCCAATCCGGAGCTGCTGATATCTCTTGCTACTCAGCTGCAGAACGAGAGAAGAGAAAAAAATATGATGCTCCAGCAGAATATGGAGCTAAAAGAGGTTATTCATTCACAGCAGCCAAGGGTAAGGTTCTCTGAAGCAGTAGAAGCATCATCTACATCAGTATTGGTGAGTGATTTAGCTAAAATTCTCACACAAAAAGGTGTTGAAATAGGCCAGAACAGACTCTTCAAGATCCTTCGTAGTCGAGGGTATTTACTTAGTAAGGGCGATTATTGGAATCAGCCATCTCAAAAAGCTATGGAGCAGGGGTTATTCCAGATTAAAAAGCAAACAATTCTAAAACCTGACGGATCTACATTGACTACATCAACGCCAATGGTTACGGGTCGTGGTCAGGTTTATTTCATTAATAAATTCCTTAAAGAAAACTTTATCACAGTATGAGTCCTGTTGTCGCAATAGTGCTAATGATTGGAATCTGCTGGATAACACTTGCATTAACATGTTTTATGAATACAAAGAAAAGCAGAGTAAGAAGAGAGCTGAAAGAGGCGCTTGAAAATTGCTGGTTTGTGTCAGATAGTGACAAAGACAAGGCGATAGAGTTGGTTAAATCAAAATTCCCGAGAACAAAATTCTCATTCAAAACTGATTGGCAGCGAACTCAAAAAAACACGATTACGTACGCCAGAGTAAAGGCGATTATTAATCAATAATTAACTAAAAACAACTTTAAAATGGAAATTAAACTAGGTGAAAAAGTAAAAGACATCGTTACCGGAATGGAAGGAATTGCAACAGCAAGAGTTGAATATTTAAACGGTTGTGTTCAATACTGCGTTAGACCTCCTATAGATAAGGATGGAAAACTTCAGGAGTGTATGTACATAGATGTTCAACAACTTGAAGTCATTGGAGAAGGTGTTACAGTTGGGTCTGTTAGCACAGGTGGCCCTCAAAGAGACTGTCCAAAAGTATAAAGTACTTTGGATAAATAATGGAGAGAGTGATGAAACTGGTAGCCATGCCTATGTTGAATAGGTGAAGGAAATAATTCTAGGTAGAAATACTTCGTGCAGGTTCGACTCCTGTCTCTCTCCCAAATTTTTCATAAATGCCGATTATAATATGAGAGATATTAAAACAACAATGTACATAATCGTTGATAAGCGTGGTACAGGATATTTGCCAACGCTAAACTACAAAAGAGGCGATTGTATATCTGGGTTTCTCAGAGACTCTAAGGCAAGCTGGAGTGAGGCAAAAAAATCAGGTTGGAAGTGCAAAAAAGTAGATGTAACAATATCCTCTGCTACTCATTATTGGCAGTAATAAGTGTGTAATAATGAATTTTTTAAGAAATCAATAAGAACAAAGCTATGAAGACTTTAGAATCAATAAAATCTCAGATTGTTGAGATTGAGAAAAAGTATTTGTTGACAAAAGATAAAAAAGAGCAGAGGGCTTTCTTAAGTGCTCACTCAAAGCTTAAGCCTGTTTTACTAATCCTTTCAACAGGAATTTCTGAAGAGTCACTAAGAAGGCAGCTTTCCAATGAAGATCAGCGATTAAGTGTTTTCAAACAGAGAATTGAAAACGAGATAGGTGGACTACCTGAAGGGAAGACATTTTTAAGCTATGAAATTCGCAAAAGGCTTGAGAATGAATACAACATCAAAGATATTGAGTCAAGGATTGAGCAATTAAGGGACATTCTGAACTAGTTTATTATGACAATACATTTACCATTTATTGATACAGACAATCATTTTGCAGCTATTATGGCTCTATATGATGCGAAATCGGCCGATTACAACGGTATTGTGGCTATTGAGAGGGATAATGGGGATAAGACCAGGAACTTCCTTAAAAGTGCTCACAGAGAGCTTTACCGGGAGCTGATTTTTTCTCTGAAAGCAAAGATGACTTCAGCCAGGTACATTATGCGAGACGCTCCGGAACTGCTTAAAATGGAGGCTTTTTCGCCCCTTGTGTTGAACACAAACCGCAAAAGGATGTCTGAGTTCACTAAGAAGTCCGAAGCTACCATTTACCGCCTTACAGAACGTTTAATTGATGCCAAGATTATTCTTGAGAAGGTAAATCATGGCACTCAGAGAGATTACGAGCTCTTCCTAAATCCCGAAATGGTGCCGGTTTCTGATCATAAAAACGAGGATTTTAATCCACTGCTCTACATTTTGAAAAACTCAATAGATACAACGATTCAGCAGACATTGCGTTCAATTTGCACGCCATGTTCTAGTAACTTGAACAATCTTAATAAAAAAGTAATCACAGGGAACTTTCAGGAACACGAAGAGGTATCGGCTCCGCCGATTGATTTCAATGAACAGACTGGAACTCTCTACGGGAACACAGGAGATCCGCGAGGGTCGCTCGAGGAGCTCCTCGCCCTGAACATGGCAAAAATTAACACATCGGAAAGTAAGGGAGTGACAACAAACGCTTTCGGAGTGCAGATTTTGCCAAAAGAGTGTGCAAAAATTAACACATTGGACGAATATGGCCAGAAGATAGAGGCACTTCGAAGGAAGGAAGAGGAGAGAACCAGACGTTATGCCATTATGTTGGTTGAATTTGTGATATCTGTGCTCTTTAACAGCAGATCTATTTACAAATCAGAGAGGAATAAAGCCTACAAATTTGCAGAATACTACTTCGATAAATTCAATTCTGAAACGGATTGTGCAAAAGCCCTGGAACAATACCGGCAACGCGTCCGGTTAGTTGAGCGATATCTTGAAAACAACAAAGCTTTCTCATTCGACAACATCTGGCCGGCCAGGTACATGGATCCTGAAAATTATACATCCGGTTTTATCATGACTCAGAAATGGATGAAGAAGCATCAGGACTACCTGGAGCTGCAGTATAAAACTCGCAAGATCCGGACAGAGCAGCAGATACTTGCATACGCATTGAAACGCTTTGAGCAGAAATATAGAAACGAATCGGCATTTACCTACTGGAGATCTTATCTGCTGAATAAAGCTCCGGGAAAGATCCAGGAATATGAGCACGCTGCAGTAGCAATATTGCAACAAAAGTCAAGAAAATCGCATAAAACGTCAATTAATTAGCCTAAAACGGAAATAATATGTCAAACTTCGGAAACGAGCAATCAAAATTTAAGATGGTCATTTACATGAAATCAGGGGATCGGCATACATTTTATTCCCTTATCAACGAAGAGAAAAAGAGTAATGAAGTGGCATTAAGGGGAATGAAACGCCGGCTTCTTGAGAATAGGTTCAAGGGTAAGTATCAAACTGCTTTAATCTATGACAGATTTGCAGATAAGCTTTTAGAAAAATTTATAAACGGTAAAATGGAGGTAGCTTTATGATTACAACAAAGATTCAGATTCTGCAGCATCTAGCTGAGTACATCATCGGTAAGTATGGTGCCAGGATGAATAATCCGGTTTCTTTACCTGATAACATTCCATTGTATCATTTCGTATGGGATATAATGAGTAAGAGACCAGATGACAAGCAGATTGATTCTGGTAATGTTGAGCTTGTTTTGCCGGATAGGAGAGAGGGTAAGAATCCTCGTGTTTACAACTATATATCAGATCGGGGAGTAAGAGTCATACAATACAAGATAGCTACAATGTTGTGGACTGAGCTTCATGAAGATTTGGACCATAATAAGCATCGTTTGGGAATTGAATACATCGATACTGTGCATATCTTCTGCAACAAGTATAATATCACCGGTATAAGTGAAGATGCCATGTTAAAGAACTATTACAGGTGGAGAAATGCAACCAGGCGCAGAAATAAGGAAAAACGAAATTACTTCCGCCAAAATTCTTAAAAAATATTTGTACGACTTGGTGTATCATTTTGTCCGTTTTGAGTGACAAAACTGCATCAAAACTGCATCAAAAGTGCACACTCTTTAAAAATCAGATAGTTATGAATGAAAATTTTGACCAATTAGGCAATAAAATATCAATTGTACCCCTAAGAGATGTTCAAAGTATCTCTGGGAACAATTTCACCTTATCAACTTATCAGAACTTAAGATCATATTTTACAATGAATGATCTGAACCTGGATCAAAAATCAAATCCAACAGATGCCGGAGATCTTTACCTCCAGAATTTAACTGCCATCGTAAAAAAAAATGATGAATTATTGAGGTTTAGAGGTCAGGACCTGATGATCATCCTCTATTCACTAAAAGATAAAACTTTTGTTTGGGGATCAAAAGAATTCCCGGTAAAATGCAAAATAACCCCTCAGGTTTCAACTTCTAGTGTTGAGCTGACAAGATCCTCTCCATTCCCTTTGGAATTTTAGATTCAGTCCTTTACACATATATATGAGTGCAGCATATTTGTAAAAACAACAGATATGCTGCAATCGTATTTGGACCAAACGCTCAGCTTCTTTCGCTTAGCGCCTTTAATAATTTCTAAAGACTCTTTCGACGAGTTTCTAGTAAGGTTTGATTGTTTCGTGAAAAACAACTCAGAACCGGAGAAGTATTCAGAATTTGTCAACGAACAGATTAAATCATACCAGGAGAATAATGAATCAATCTTCATAACATCAGATTATGAAGATAGATCTATACCCGAAAGTATAGCAGTTCATTTCATTGATGGTTTCATAGCCCATGATAAAAACTGGTGGTACTGTTCAACAGAGCAGTTGCTTGAGGATATAGAGACGGCAGAGGAAAATGAAAAGATCATCGCTCATGTTTTAATCATCAATTCTCCAGGAGGCGAAAGCTACGGACTTGAGAAGGTAAATGAGAGATTGCGTTCTCTGGATAAACCCATCCTGGTTGCAGTCAAGAAAATCATGGCCAGTGCAGGTGTTTACATAGGATCTGCCGGTGACAGAGTTTATTGCCTTAATAAGTTTGACATAGTAGGATCAATTGGAACAATGATCTCTTATTGGGATAGCAAGAAGGCTCTCGAACAGTATGGTTATATTCTGAGAGAGGCCTATGCAACAAAGAGTACTCATAAGAATAAGCTTACTAATGACGTGAGCGAAGGCAAAACAGAGGAATTCATTAAACGGTTTCTGGATCCGGTGCAAGAAGAATTTGAAAAAGCCATTCGAGCATCCCGACCAAACACATCCAAGGCTCCTGAAGAGTCACATCTCTTCAATGGAGAGATCTACTACGCTGAAGAAGCAATGCAATATGGACTCATTGATGGGATCAAGAACATTGATGAAATTCTTCAGGAAGCATTTAAACTCGGTAAAGAGTATCAGACAAGAAGCAAAATTTCAATCACTTAATTTCTAAAGACATGTTTAAAAAGAATTTTCAAAAGGTTCTGAAAGCCCTGGGCTTGATGGACAAAGCCAAGAGCAAAACTCTCTCGAAAGAGGACTGGACCAAGATTCAGGCTTCCTATAAGGAAACCTTTGGTCGTGATTTTTACGCTGATGCCAATGAGGACAGCGAGGATGCAGACAAAGCTAAAGCTTACGATTATGCAATGGAAATCATTTCATCTGCAGATGTAGATCCGGAAGATGAGGATGAGAACAATGAAGGAGATGAAGAGGGAGACGACACAAACGCCGACTCAGATGAGGATGGTGATAAAGAAGATCAGCCAAAAAAGAAAACCAAGAACCTTGGTAAAATTGTCAAGAAGATTGTGAGCAGCAATAAGAAACTTACAGAGCAGGTGCAATCACTTGTCTCAAAAGCTACTCCTGATCAACCTCTTGACACAAGAAGGGTTGCAATCGTTGGATTAGGTGGTTTCCATACACCAAAATATGCTTTCGGTATCGAGCATCCGATGTTCGCTGCAGAGAAACGCTGGAACCAGATTCTTATGCATGGAAAAAACATCTCCCTGCAGTCAGATCCGGACGAGGAGTCATTCGAAAGCTTCCAGAAGGAATTTAAATCCTATGGTAAGGATATTTGTAAGAGGATGCAGGAGCTCAAGAAAAATGGCCTTCTTAACGTTAAATCTCTCAATACAGATGGTTCAATTGACTATTCTGGTCTTGCTGATGCAGGTCTTGGTACTCAGTTCCTGGTAAGAAGACAGGATGCCCTTATCGCAAGGATTATTGCATTGCCGAATGTATTTAACGTATTCCCTCTTCGCTCCAATATTCAGGATGGTGATATAATCACTAATGCATTCTTTGGTGAATTCTCACAGGCTTACCAGGAAGGCGAGATTTCAAAAGGTGGAATGGATCTGGTTCCTGAAAAGGCAAAGGTTCATGACGTGATGTTCAAGACCCTCTTCAAATCAATGAAGTGGATTGAGACTCAGTATATCGGTTATCTTAACACTGCCGGCAGTGACCCTATAAAATGGCAGATGATTGAGTGGATGATCCTTAACATCGCTACTGTTCTCAATAATGAGCGCAATGTGAGAACTGTTATGGGTCATAGAATTGAGCCAACAGTAGGAGTTAAAGGTCATTATCTTAACTCATCAACCGGTGTTATTCACAGGCTGTTGTCGTATATCGAAAACAACCAGATCCTTCCATTTGATGATTCAGATTTTGCATCTTATACTGCACAGACAATGGTTTCCGTTGTTGAATCATTTGCAGAAGAGGTAAACCAGCTTCTTCCAAATCTGTTGGGTAAAGCAATTTACCTCAACCTGAAGCACAGACCTTGGTATCTTCAGAGTTATCGTGCCACTTATGGCAAGGATATGGACTTTGCCGGTCCGGATGAGATGAAGCTGATGAACTACGATATTCCAATCGTATGGGTTCCAAACATGGGCAATCTGAAGTTCATGTGGATTACTGAACTTGGTAACGTTCAGGCACTGGAAAACATCCCTGGTGAGATGTACAACACATATTTTGAGCGTCGTCTGGAGAGTGTGTGGGGATTCTCAACATGGAAAGAAGGTACAGCTGCTGCTTATGCAGGCAAACCATATGCTACACAAGCAGCTCTCTTGGCTGCAGGAAGAAAAGAACAGGCCATCTTCATTAACAAGCCGGTGACTACGCTTGCTGCTGATGCAACAACTGTTGATGGCTCGAAGAACATATGGTTCCTTACTCAAGCCAATACTGCTGATGTTGAGCCTGCAAACCTCTCAATCACCGACATAATAAATCCTGAAGAGGGTGTTGTGTACAAAATTGAGATTGGTTCAGCCGACAATCCTCAGCATATTGCCAAGGCTGGCAAGTTCTCTCTTATCTCTGAGGCATGGGAGCCTACAGAAGTTGGTGAGTGGATCAAACTGATCTACGATAAGGCAAACTCAAAGTTCCTTGAGGTTGCTCGCGGATAACACTTGAAACAATCCGGCAGGGGCTCCGGTCCCTGCCTTTTGTTATCAAATCAATACATTTTCAATAGAGTAAATATTATTTCATATGAAAAAGTTTAAACAGAAATTTAATAAAAGGCTAGCGCTGATATCTTCTCTGATAATTGCGCTCATTGGCCTTTTCATTTTTTCCATGGCCGTAGATTCAGGCATGGGTGTTCTTGAAAGCATAGGCATTACCGGTTCAGGAGTGACTTATTGCGTTATGGCTGCTGTTGGCAACATCGGCAGAGTAACCGATAGAGAGACTGCTGGAGCTCAGATATCATCACGAATTTGGCTAATTGCTTTGGATCAGGTTGATGATACGGTTCAGTTTCCGAGGCCAAATGCTAATGGTGAAGTAGGAACTGTTCCGCTTAAGGCCGGAGAATATATGCATTACTTTGAAGCTATTGATGACTCTCTTGATGATAAATCTACTGGCAGTAAAGGAGATATAACTACTGCAGTGACAAATTCATTTACCTTTATTATGGGTGGGTACAGAAGATCGCTGCAGAAATTTATGGAGGATCACGCTGGAGACAGGTTTATAATCATCTATCAGATGGCAAGTGATGCTCAGTATCACATTGTAGGTAATGAGCTCAAGCCAATGATTCTAAAATCCTTTGATAGAACAAATAATAAAGAGTCCAGAAGTGTTTCCTTCACTTTTGAGAACAACAGTTTCCTTCAGCCACAGAAATATGTTGGAGCAATTGTAAAAGAAGCACCGGCAGCCATTGCTGCTAATGCCACCGAGCTTGCTTTCACCTCGGCCAACCAGTACATCACAAGTGCTGCTAATGCTGCAGCGACAACAATCGCTACTATCTCAGGGTTAGCTGCTGCTGATGAAGGTAGGATTATCGAAATTGTCGGAGGAGGTGGTGCCAATCCAACACACATAGACTCTATTGCTGCTATTGTCCTCAAGAGTGATGCAACCTGGATTGCAAATGCAGGAAGCAGATTAACTCTTAAAGTGCTCGATTCAGAGACATTGGTAGAGGGGTCAAGAGTTCAGACAGCGTAAAGTTTCGTTTTTAGGTTAATTATTTAAAAGCTGCCGGCAGTGATGTCCGCAGCTTTTTTTCTTTGTCCTTCGGCTACGGGTAAAGGATAGATAAGTTTGCATTGCAAGGTTGTAAAAATTAAAATTTCAAGTCATGAGTTTAAGTTTTCGAGAGAAGAATTCAATAGCTAAGGAGCTGGCTAACGATATTCATATTGACAAAGACAAGCAGTTATTGCGTAAGCATCTCCCTGCAGACAAACTTCTGTTGCGTTCTGTCGGCCCATCCCGGCCGGATCTATCTTTCGATATTCTTTATCTGCTTCTTGATTTTGAGTCAAGAGAAAGCATTATTTCTCACCGGAAATCAAGCTCAACAGAAAAGACTCCCGAGCCGGTTGCGAAGCAAAAGCAGAAAGTCTCAAAAGACGAAAAAAAAAAGTTACAAAAGAGGAAGAGTACCCCAATATCAGGTGGACAAAACTTGAAAGTCAAGACATCAGAGATGCTCACACAGTGTATTCAGACCGGGTCTACAGCTATCGCCGGATGTGCGAATTGGATAAAGCGCTTGAAGTAGAGCCAACTACATCCAGGATAATTGAAATGGTTGAACTCGGCATCAGAAACAGAATTTGTTTCAAAGAGCTTGAGTATTTCAATAAAAATGGCCGGTTCCTATATGAGCACCCATTGATTCAAAAGAATACGCTTCGTTCCACTTTGGTTGCCCTGATGAAAAGTGACCCACAGGCATTCCTGGAAGAACATAAAAATGTATCGAACAATGTATCCAGGTATAAATCGTTTCTGAACCGGAAGAAAGCCAAAGAGGCAGACAAAAATAAATGGCAGAGCCAATTAAATAAACACACAGAAAAGCTCGCCTTAATGGCCGAGATAATGCAAGAACTAAACAATGGAAAGAACTATTAGAGTATTTAATCTGGGGAACCTCCCTGTTTGCGATTTTGAAGAGTTTTATGACCTTCAAGAAGATTTTAAGATACATGATCCGGAACTGAATAAAAAGCTCCAGAATCTTATCATTACGCGCGGCTTTAAGTATTCTTTTCTTGTCTGGGTTGATGAAGATGGAAAGAAATGGATTATTGATGCTCATCAAAGGAAAAAGGCACTTGCTGAACTAAGAAGCCAGGGATTTGTTGTCCCTCCAATTCCTTACGAGTCAATTTATGCCGAGGACAAAAGAGATGCTGTCGCAGAGATTGCTGCTCAGAACTCCATTTTTGCACAACGGAATCCGGATACAATTCTTTTTGACAAATACGAAATTTCAGATGAAGATCTATCTGTGTTTAATCTTGACATGGCTCCAGTCAACATGGATTTTTCAAGCATGCTTTCTGATGAACCAGAGCTGAAGGCTGAACAGGATGACTATGAAGAGCCGGAAGATCTGGCGACGGATATTGTTCTTGGCGATATCATCGAATTTTCCCTGGGAAATCTCAAACACCGCCTTCTTTGTGGTGATAGTACAAGTTCTGAAGATGTGGCTAAGCTATTAGCCGGAGCCAAGCCCATGCTGATGGTAACAGATCCTCCTTACGGAGTGAATTATGATCCAAGCTGGAGAGCTAAAGTTGGAGGGAAAATTAAGTCTGTTAGCAAAGTCACAAATGATGATAATCCTTCATGGTTTAACGCATATGTTCTCTTCCCAGGTAATGTAGTATACATATGGCATGGGGCTCTTTTTACACATGTCTTTGCCACTGATATTGAGGAAGCCGGTTTCAGCCTGATATCTCAAATAATCTGGAACAAAAATACTTGTGCCATGTCCAGAGGAGACATCCATTGGAAGCATGAATCGTGTTGGTATGGAGTGAAAAAGGGTCAGAGACATAACTGGCAAGGTGCAAGAAATGTAATGTCAGTATGGGATATCCAAAACCTTTCATCAAAAAGCGTGCGGGAGAGGGAAGGCGTTTCTGGTCATGGTACTCAGAAACCCATTGAATGTATGGCCAGGCCAATAATGAATAACTCAGCAATAAACGACTCAGTTTATGATCCATTCATTGGATCCGGGACGACAATGGTGGCAGCTCATCAGCTTCACAGAAATTGCTATGCAATGGAGATCACTCCAAAACATTGTCAGATGGTAGTTGACAGAATGAAGAGGTTTGATTCAAATATTCAGGTAACAATAAATGGTAAAGAGTATAATGGCAACATATGACAACCATATTCTTGTAAAGGTTAGAAACTGGGCTTCTTTGAAGTATTCTCCTTCCCGGATAGTTACCCTGCTGGATCTGCCAAAAGAAGAAGCGCAGATTTTTCTGGACGATATCGAGACAGATGATCATCCTCTGAAAAAGATGTATGAAATGGGATCTGCCATTGGCGATTACAACATGGATGTATCCCTTGTAAAAGAGGCTGAAGGAGGTAATATGGATGCAGAGCTGCAGTTGAGAGACAGGCAAAGGACGCGCAAAATTAATGAACTCAAAAACGACTTATTTGGAGTATGAATAAACTAGAGAGATTACAGACACTTGATCCTGATGTTTTGCAGAACTTCCTGAAGACGCGCAGAAGTGCAGCGCTCCCGGAAGATCTGCAGGAATATATTATCAAGATTGATGCTGTACCCTCAATAGTACATCATGTTGGAGCTAACATGACAAGGGTCGTGCGATCTCTCCAGAAGCAGTTTCCTCATCTCAATTTCAGCACAGCAAGAGAGATCTACTACGACGCAATGAACTTCTTTCATATCGATGATAGTATTACTGTAGATGCCTGGGATAACTATTATGCAGATAAGATGGAGGATCTGGCTCGCTTAAGTATTGCAATGGATAAGATTGATTCTGCTAAAAGATGTTACGATAAGGCGCACGAATTCAGAACCAAAGCTGCAGAGAGGATTAAAGTGACAGACTGGCAAGTGCCGGTATTCATAATAACAAACAAAGTCAAGCATACTGATCTTGGATTTGAGAAGAAGAGCCTTCATGACATTGTGCGAAAAGATGAAGATGGATTCTACATCAATCTTATCAACTCTCTTGAGACGACTGATAAAGAAAAGAAGAGACTCATCCGGGAAGCAAACATTGTTGATGTTGAACACGAGGAGGTAATGGAAGATGAATAATGAACTGGAATATAATAGCTTCGAAGAGCTGTATCTAAACAACATGCAGATGCTGGTTCAGATTGTGGACTGTAACACTGTAATTGTTGAAGCCGGTCGGGGTACCGGTAAGACTGAAGGTGTGACAAGTCGCAGGACAATCAGTGTTGCCAAGGATCTCCCCAGGGAAACATCAGTCCTGGCACATAAGTCCTATGTTGCTTTGCTGGCCAACGTAGTTCCAAACATTATTGCTTTCTATTCTGAACCCAGGGGAGAAGAACAGAAGCCTCTACTGAGAGAAGGAATTGACTATGTAGTTGGAGAGAGAACTTTACCAGGACACTTTCAAAAACCTCGCTATGCACCGGAGCATCCGGAACATACCATTTTCTTTGCCAATGGCCATAATATACGCCTGGTCGCAACTGATCAGCAGGAGTCTATCGCCGGGTCCAACATAGTGCATATCTTTTTGGAAGAGATGAAACTTAACAAAGGAGCCAAATTAAAAAGCCGGCTTATCCCTGCAATGCGCGTTGGCAGGCTCACAAAGAATATCTCTCAAACACAGGCATCTATTTATTATCAGGGAGTAACAGGTGTCTCAGATACTGCTAGAGTATCCCTAGGAGAAGACTCTTGGTTTCAGGAATATGAGGAGAATATGAATGAAGAGCTTATTGCTGAAATTGTAACTCTTTCATTGTACGTAAACGAGGCTCTGTATAACATTCATATTGGAAAGAATGTAGATGCAATGCAAAAACGCCTGGCAAAATATACACCCATCTTAAGCCGGGCGCGTAAGGCAGCAACATACTATATGCGCGTTTCAACCTTCATTAACCGGGAGGTACTTGGCCCCCAATATTTTGCTACACAAAAGAAGTTGCTCACTCCATCTGAGTTTCTGACATCAATATGTTCTGTCCGGGAGAAGAAAGCTGAGAACATGTTTGTTGCCAATTTTGATGAGCTAATACACACATTTGATGATTCATATAAATATGAGTCGATAATGAAGTTTAATCTTAAGGACAACTTCAGGATTACTTCAGAATATCTGAAACACTACAATCCAGATGAAAAATTAGAGTTGGGGTTTGACCCCGGTTCCTTTGCTTCATTTGTTGTTGCCCAAGAAAACAGAAAAACAAACGAATACAGGATTTTGAAAGAACACTATGTTTTTTCTCCAAAAGACCTCCCAGAATTAGCCAGGGAGTTTAATCAGTTTTGGTGCAACCGCAGAAACAGAAACATAGACTTGTATTATGACCGGGCCGGCAACCAACGAAAGCCACAAAAACGACAGCACGAAACAGATGCAAAAGAGTTAAAGCACGAACTGGAGAAGTATGGCTGGAGGGTGCGTTTGATGAGTCTGAACCAAAGAACCATTTTCCACTGGGAGCTCTATAAGTTGATGCTAAAACTGTTTGCACCTGATGATAAGACTATTCCAAAAATTATGATTGATGCCAATGAATGTCCTAACCTTATTTCTTCAATTTATTCAGCACCAATTAAAAAAGGTTCTAATCCGATTGAGCTTGATAAGTCGAGCGAAGTTAAGTTGCCACTAAACCTTCAGGCCGGTTTATCCACTCAGATACCTTCAGGAATGTTTTATCTGCTTTGGGGCAAATTTGAAAAATTCCTGATTATGGCAAAAGGTGGAAATTTCGGCAATATTCCAAGCAATATGACAGCCTAAAACATATAAAATGGGGGTGTTTAGACATAAAAACAATATTTAATTAATTGATAGACAGAATTTATATAGTGAAACAGCGAAAAAGGGTTTTGTTTTTCCGGTTCCGAATACCGGCACGCTGATTTTCGGAAATGCGATGCAAGAAGTGAAAATGTCGGGATATATGATGGGGCGCGGGATGTAGAAGATAGACATGTTCTATTAGGTAGATACAATTCTTAAAAAGAAATTCATACAGTAGTTCTTGCAATGCATGTCCTTTATCGACAGAGATTACAATGAGATATTTGAACTATGGAAACGATTGATGGATACAAAGCACTTAAAACTCTGGAGGATATAACCAGGGCAGGGGGGACGTTCACTATCTCATTCTTTAAGTGCTCTCGCTCAAAGAGAGAAGCTTCAACAAAGCTGAGGACTATATCAGGGTGCAGGACCAGAGCTCAGATGCCTCATGAGAAGTGGAATATTGATGGGGACAACTACTTCCTATTTGAGTGTTCTGAAGGGAATAAGGCATGTTATAAGTACCTAATCAGGTACATCGGCTTCCCCAGTGACAACTATAGATTAAAGAAAGTTAAATGGTTTAATAATGAAGAAGGGAACTAAGTATGAATTGAACAGTCTGGGTTACGTTAAGGCCGGGCCGGACACATTCACCTATCAGATAGGTGAAACACTACATGAGGCACAGGAGCTCTTCTCTGACTCTATACAGAGCACAGGTAGAAGTAATGTGCAGCTTGTTAAGGTAGACAAGTTTAAGGTCTACCCTGCAGGTGCAAATAACCTTGAGCCTAATGAGCAGAAGGAGATGATTGCTTCTAACAGACTACTACCAGAACTTATTGAGAAGCAGATCCGCATGCTATATGGTACTGGTCCGGTTCTCTACATTACCAGGCGAAAGGGTAAGGATGTATGGAAGGAGTTTGTGGACCATACAGATATTCAGGACTGGCTTGATTCATGGCTGGAGAATGGCATGGCTGATGATTATAAAACATACTTTAATAAAGCCATTAGATCCTATTATTACGATGAGGGGGTATTCTCTAAATGGAGACTCTCTGCAGGTATAAGAATTGGGATTAAAAAGATTGCCGGATTGGAGCATGTTTCAAACTTAAGAGCAAGGCTTGCCACTACTGCTGATACAATTAACAGAGTGGATTTTGAAGACAATGAATTTAAGCACGTTATTATAGGCAACTGGACACAACCAGGTAAGGAATATAAGGTCTACAATCGTTTCGATTATACAGATCCATTTGCTCATACAACTGCAGTCAGCTATTCGAAAAACCCTAGTCATGGAGAAGAAATCTATGCATTTAACGTGTTTTTCAGAGGAATTAAAGCTTGGGTGATAGGCTCAAACAGAACTCCGGAATACATCAACAGTTTCCTTGAAAATGCTATATCTGCGAGGCTTCACATTATAATTCCAAATGCATGGGTACAGTCTAAGATAGAGATGCTTAAGGATATGTGTAATACAAATTCAGAGAGAAAAGCAGATAATCAATCTCTACTTGTGATTAAGTTTTCAGATACGGACGTGATGGATGTCGGCACTGAATACCATGAGGGTTTGATAGCTGAATACACAACAAAAGAACTGCGTAAACTGGCCAACTATCTATCCGGAGCCGGCAAGAACCAGGGTAAATTGTATGCTTCATACAGCTTTACAAATAGTGAAGGTCAAGAGGAGCGTTGGAAAATTGAAGAGATTCCCAACAAATCCAAGGAGTATATTGAAGCTCATACAACCTATGATAAAAGAGCTGATGAGGTAATTACTTCTGCAAAGGGTATTGATTCCTCAATTTCTAATATCTCGAAGGATGGAGTTATCAGCAAGTCCGGATCTGATGCGCATTACAATTACATGATATACCTGAATGGGCTTACCATTCCGGAGGATGTTGTTTGCCGGGACATCAATTTTGCCATTAAACTGAACTTTCCGGAAGCTTATAAAGCCGGTATCCGACTTGGTTTTTATCGCTCTGCAATTGAAAAACAACAGAATGTATCTGAAGATAACAGACTTACTAATACACAAGTATAGATATGAACGCAATTGACTTTTTCGATAATATTGACGACTTCAGATCTTTCGCACCAGGTGTTGATGGTACCTTACAGTTGGATTCATTATATCCATCGTTTTTACCATCAAAAAAGCGAATTCAGGATGTAATCACTGTAGGGGTGTATGACGCAATTAATGAAGACTGTGCTTTGGAACAACCGCAACACCTCATAGCAATTTTAGCTATCAAATCTGCCATTGCTAACTACACAATGTATAAGTACAAGATTTTTGATGCTGTCAGTAAAAACGGCAGCGAGCAGAAACTGTACAAGTATCAGCTAGATGAGATAAAGGAAGAGTACATAACCATGTTTTGGGCATCAATGGATGAGCTTCTGAGGTATCTGGAGAGTCATGAAGATCTTGGTTCATGGAAGGATTCTGATCAGTATAAGCAAAGGGCTGAGTTGCCAATTAAGGATGCCAGGGAGTTTAACAGTTACTTTGGAATTGATAATTCGCCATACTTCTTCTCAAAGGTTCAGTTTTTAATTAAAAAGATCAACCAGGATCAAATTATTCCAAGGGTCGGAGATCTCGCTTCCCTCACTAATGAAAAGCTTAAGGATAAGTGCAAAAGAGCCCTTTGCAGTCACGTTATGGCAGATGCTGCTGTTCTTTTTGATATTACTGAACTTCCAAAAAGCATAAGAAACGATGTTGCACATGAATTCACAAAGGGAGGGACTGCTGTTCAGGTTAGAGAGAAGCTAAATGCCATTATCATGAAGGATGTTTTGTCATACTATTCCGACATAGAGAGGGCAAAGAGTGTCTCATCCGGAGTAACTGAAAATATCGTTAATAATAATCGTGAAAACGATAAAATATATGTTATGTCATGATTACAAAACTTGAAAAAAGGCTCCTTGGAGCTTCAAATAACGTGAAATTCCCCAACTCATGGGAAGAACTGGATCCTGTCCAGTTTGTAACTGTCATATGCATCCTTCTTGAGTATAAAGCAAAAAAGTTTGATGTGAGAGAGCTTCAATTGAGGCTTTACACAGAGCTTTCGAACATTAATTCTCGCAGGATCCTCAGACATGACTATGAATGGTTTGAAAAAGAGATTTTTCGCAATCTAGACAAGATGAACTTCTGCTTTAAGTTCGTCTATGATGATCCCCGATTCAAGAACCTGGATCCAAAGATGCAGGAGCGACTTAGAAAGACCAATCCAGAGAAGATTGTGGATGAACCTGAGGCAGTTATTGCCTCAAAGTTTCAACGAACTGTCGAAATTGATGCTTCTATCTGCAAACAGCTTATCCCAAATCTTTTTGTTGGATTAAAAAAGTATCCTGGTTATTTATTTGATCGCAGGGGAGATATCGTTAATACCTCGATAACAGCTGAACAGTTCATAGATACACTGACAATATTGTCTTTGATAGCATCTCAGGGGCCGGATGAATATATTGATTTGCTATTGGCAACTCTATACTGCCCTGGTAGCTACACCTCACAAAAAGCCAAAGAACTCTCTCCAAAGTTTAAAAAACTCAATCCGGCAATAAAATTCGCTGTTGTATTCAATTTTGAATCAATACTGTCATGGTTGACTTCTGAAACCAAATATGTGATTCTTTTTAACAAGAATAAGCCGAAAAAGCAGGACAAACAGTCCCTAGGATTCAATTCAATAGTCTATACAATGACAGAAAAAGGATATGGAAACATTAGGGAGATCTCTAGCCTGAATCTGATTGAATTCTTTGAGTTGATGTATAAGAACCTGGTTGATTCAATTCACCAGCTCAATGATTCGAAAATGAATAAGCAGGAGATCGCCAAGAAGCTAAAACTTACTGTTGAACAAATAAATCAATTCGTATGATACTAGAGAATACCTTCTTATTTTTTGCAAGGTATCCGGATCATGCCGGAGTGATGAAGAACTTCAATAAAAAATCTCTTGCAGAAAATTATAATGCCTTTAAATCAAAAGCAGAGGCCTTATCTGTAAAATCAAAGTATCCGGAGATTGCAGACTATGTATTTGGAGTGTCTGATGATGCTGTTAAAAAGAGAATAACTGCCATTACTGGTTTATATCTTTTTGTTGATTATGGCAACATTAGAACAACTGAAAATCAACTAAAAGTCAAGAAAGATAACTTCGATTTATCAGTCACTATTGCCAAGCCTTTTTCATCCAACCTTGGTATGGACTCAATTGAAGAAATTGTGATAATTGACAGAACTCTTGAGCTCCTTAAGCTCATCAGAAATGACATTATGGCCATTAAGGATGACCCATTTGTCAAGATGCTGACTCTTCCAACTGATATAATTCCATTTTCATCCAGAGAACTGAATAATAGTTATGGTTTCAGCATGATATTTCAACTTGAAGGAATTGATATGATTTAGTGATGGGAAAGAAGATTGGTTTTGCTGCTCGGAATGATGAGCCGGCTGATGAGGTTGGAGAAAAGGATAAAAGACCAAGGAAGGAGCCGGATCCATTGAGCTTTGAACTATTGGACAGCTTTTGTAGGAAATATATCCCTGCGGAGGATATTAAGCATGCAACCAACCAATTTACTACAGAGGAGATCACCAGGGCGATATCAATTTTTACAAGTGACAAATACATTTCAAGTGGCCACGTTAAGAATGCAATGCTTCAAAAGGGATACAAGTATACTGTTGAAATAGAGTCTTTCAGGCTTGTTTTTAAATGGATTGTAAAGGAGAGATTATGATATCAGGTGGTGCGATAAAAACTCAATATGTCCGGGAGATCCTTGAGAGGGATGCTAAGTTTATCAATGAAACTCAAGGTAAGGTTATCTCTGAGAATTTAAGGAGAGTATCAGGTCGCTTACTAAGGTCCATTTACAGAAAAGACTTCCAGATCCAGGCTGATGATAACAGAATGATGCTCCAATTTAATTATTTGAGATATCTCCGTTTTCTGGACATTAAGAGCTCAATGGATAAATTTAAGAATAAGGAACTGCGTTCAAAATTGGCTCTTTATAACCGGGTAATTTATGGCCGACTGTATAATGAAACTCGCTCTGACATAAAGTATGGTTTGACAGAGCAGGTAAAGGAAAGGATAAGAACTGAACTCGAAAAAGCAATATGATATGGGTAAGCTAAGAGATGATGAAATAAAGTTTATACTGAACCTGGAAGCAAAAGGACTCCAGGCAGAGATTGGTAAGTCTTCAGCTGCAGTTAAAAAGTTTGCCCAGGAGAATAAAGCCCTTCAGGCAGAAATGGATCTTGCTAACAAATACCTGAAGGGAACTGAACGACAAATGAAGTCCCTGGAGAGAGCCGGTAAAACAAACACATCTGCTTATCAAGAACTAAAGGCAACTTATGAAACAACCAAAAACGAAATTGCTGATTACAATGAAAGAATCATTGAGAACAGCTCCCTTATTGATAAGAATAACGAGGTTATAGAGAGGTCTTTAAAGCAGCTAAAGCTTGAGGAAATGACAATGTCACAACTCAAAAACCGGGCAAAGGATCTGCAGAAACAGTTGGATAATACTTCACTGGCGACAGATCCTGAAGAGTACACGAAGCTTCAAAAAGAATTGACACAAGTTGACAATAGAATGTGGCAGTTAAAAAATACCGGAAAAGGGATGATGTCTCAACTAAGCTCAATTCCAGGTCCTGCTGGCCAGGCAGTTCAAAGTTTGATGGGGATGGGTAAGGCAATGATGGCTCTTGTTGCCAATCCTGTAGGAGCAGTAATAGCAGCTATTGTGTTAGTGTTTATGGCATTTAAGAAAGCAATCAACTCTTCTGAAGAAGCCACATTCAAACTCAATCAGATACTTGCTCCTTTGACAAAATTCCTTCAATTCTTGCTGAAGATCCTGCAGGATCTGGTCATTGGTTTTTTGAATTTTGCTGAAGCTGCGTTTTCCGGCATTTCAAAATTGCTTGAAAAGCTACCATTTGTCGGTGAAAAAATGAAAGAAATCAATGATACTGCACGTGACGCAATAAAATTAGAAAAGGAAAAACAGGCATTACAGCGACAAGAAAGGGAGTGGATTGTAGGAAGGGCTCAGCTTGAAAATGAGGTAGCAAAAAATAGGGATAAGGCTTATCAAAGAGACAAATATTCAGTCCAGGAAAGACTCGGATTTCTTGATGCTGCACTTACTGCAGAGAAAAAAATATCGGAAGAATCAGTTCGCCAGGCTAAAGAGAAATTGAGAATCGCCCGAATTGAAGCTGCCCGAGCAGGAAATACATCTGAAGTAGAGAAAAACCTTAAAGAACTTGAAGCTGCTGTGATACAGTCGGAAACCGAAATGTATGAAAAAACAAGAGGAATACAGGAAAAGAAAAATGCATTTATAGCAGAGGAAAGGCGTAATGCCCAGGAAGCAGCAAAAGAGGCAATTCAGAGGCAGAAAGATGCACTTGATACACAATTGAACAATCTGGAGACAAACTATAATAACAGGGTTTCTGTAATCAAAAAGAATGGTATTCTGATGGGACAAACAGATAACGAAATAAATCTTCTGACAGCACGCCAGGATAAAAAATTCTTCCAGGACAGAATACAGTCACTTAAGGAATATTTGAAAAAAGTCAAAGATGAAAAGCTCAGAAGCGAAATATTAAAGAAGATCTCAGACGATGAACTAGCTATTGTGGAATCGCAAAAAAATTCAGACAATATTAAGCTGGGGATAATAAAAGATGGCTTAGACAAAAACCTGAAGCTCCTGGACAATGCATACAGTGTTCAGAAGTTGACATTTGATAATGCATTGGCCGATCGAAAAATCTCTCAAGAGCAATATGATACACTAATGCTTCAGTTAGATGAGCATACTGCAGATAGCAGGGTGTTGATTGTTCAGGGTTATAAAGATGATGTTGTTGCGCTGGAGCTTGAGACAGGCGCATTAAAAGAGCAGGCTGTTATCGATGCAAATACACTAGTTATCCAGGCAGAAACTGAGGCAGCGGATAAGAGGAAAGCCATATATGAGACTATAACTAATTCAACGCTTGACTTCAAGCAACAATTTGGATTACTGACCTACGATGAAGAGATAAAGCTGCAGACAAAAATTCTTGAAGATGTCTACAAGGCTAAGAAGGAATTTCTTGAAAAAGAGGGTGCGGATACGAGTGCTCTCACTGCAGCCTACGAGCAGGCAAAGACAAACATTGCTTTAAATTCTGAACAGGACAGATTTAATTTAAGAAAGTCATTAAACATATCAAATTGGGCTGAAGAGTTTGAGATGCAAAAGCTGCAACTAGATCAGTTGCATAAAGCCGGGATGCTCTCTGAAGAGGAGTATCAGGCAGCTCTCAAAAATATGAAAATGTCTCAGGCAAAGGAGTACTTTGATTATTATCTTGGGCTGGGCAAAAATGCAGTTAGCGCTTTTATGGACGCTGAAATATCCACTATGGAGGCAACATATGATGAGAAGATTGCTGCAGCAGGAGATAATAATGAAGAGGTTGAGAGGCTTGAAAAAGAAAAGGCTCAAAAGAAGCTTGATATTGAAAAGAAATATGCCGATGTCAATTTCGCAATTAAGGTTGCAGAGATTATTGCAAATACTGCAGTTGCTATTATGCAGGGTTTTGCTCAGCTTGGACCAATTGGAGGTGCTATTGCTGCTGTACTGATGGGCGCGACTGGTGTGGCCCAGGTGATATCGGCAAATGCTGAAAGGAGAAAAGTAAAAGCAATGACCCTTGATAGCGCAGGATCTTCTTCTCCTCCTCAACAAAGAGTAGTTACCGGTAAAGAAGATGGAGGATATATTAATGTTACAAGAGAACAAGACAAGAAGCGTTTCTGGGCCAAAAAGTCAAAAAAATCAAAAGGATATTTTAACGAACCAAGCCTACTGGTGTCAGAAGGAGGTACTGAATTTGTTGCCAATGCTGCAGCTGTATCAAACAAAAGCATCAAGCCATTTTTGGACTTGATAAATAATGCCCAGGAGGGAGGATATGTAGAGCAGCTTAATATGGATGCTATACTTAGTGCTGTTAAACCATCCGGAAAGGGGTATGAATCTGGAGGATACGTACAGCCACAACAGACTGCTCCGGTAATTCCCAATTTTGGGAATCAAATTGATCATGATTTACTTACTGAACTCATTTCTCTTCTTCAATATTTAAAAAGAAATGGAGTAAAAGCAAAGGTGGTGCTCTCAGAACTGCAGGAGCAAACAGAACTTCAAGAATCAAGTAATAACCTAGCTTCAAAATCATGAGGATAATAACCGATAAAGGACAGTATGATCTGCCGGCCAATTTTGTACTTGAGATTGAGAGGAAAAATCCATTCTTTTCCAAGATTGGAGAAAAGAGCATTCCGGTTACTCTGCCAATTACTCCTAATAACTTAAAGATAATTGGTTATAATAAATTGGATTCGAAGAACAAGCCAGTGACCTCTTTGGATGTACTCATTGAGGATGGAGTGACCAGACTATTCGCTAAGCAAGTAATCCATAAAACATCAAAAGAGGGGATATCCACAACATTTTATCCAAACATAGGAGCATTCTGGACAAAAATTAAGGATAAGAAGCTCAAGGATGTAATGGCCCAGTACACATATACAAGCGAGACGTTGATGGCGGACCTTCAGAATTCGATGAAATCTACAGCTGGTTATGATTTCGTAGTCTTCCCCGTTGCATGTAATAATGGAAGTGATGACTATTTTATATTGAATCAGACTGAAAATGTAGACTCCGGAGGAACTCCTTATCTAATTGGGCGCAAAGCCAGAACAATTAAAGAGGGTGATAAGGATACTGTTGTCCCGATTAACTATGGTATTACTCCGTTCTTAAGGCTACATTCGGCGTTGACAATGGTAGTGTCGCACTTTGGTTACTCAATTGATAATAACTTTCTATCAGGATCTGCATTTAAAAATTTGTGTTTACTGAATAACTCTGCAGATACTGTCGTAATTAATAGAATTGAATATTCGCAGATTGTTCCAAATTTAAGTGTTCAGGACCTTCTGGATGTGATTAGAGCAGCTTTTGGATGCGAATTTATTCCTGATGAGGCCAATAAAACTATTTCTATCTCATTTTTTAAGGATCAATTATCACATATCCCATCAATTGATCTCTCAGGAGTAAAGGCAGGAGAGTTTGATTATGACTTACCATCTTTCGCTCAACTAGTCATAAATCAAGATGCCTCTATAGAAAACGCAGCTCCTGAGACAGATACTCTTGAAAAGTTTATTGATAAGTATAAATCAGTAGGAGCTGTAAATGAAGTTGAATGGGCAGACCAAGCCATTATCAGTAGATATAGTGCTGTTTTAAGACTCGCTGAAGGTCGCTTTTACTCAATAGAATTTGATGGCATAAACACCAGGAGAGAGCCGGTTAGCTCATCCTTTTTTAACTATAACAAAGGAGGTGATCTTACTTCTCAGGAGATTCAACTTAAAAACACAGCTGTACCGGTAGTTCAGGTTGGATCTATTCTTATGCCATTTGTTGGTAATATACTTCATGTCAATACAGCAATAAAAGAGAAGTCAGGTGAGACCAAAGAGGAGAAAAAAGACTCCTCAAAATTTGCTATGCTGTGTTTTGCGAAATTCGGGACAATAGGTAGCCTTCAGTACTCTTACGGTTCTCCATTTAATTACGATGACAAGGGAGTTAGGGATGGAGATTACAGTCTTCAGACATGGGGAGCAGATGGTATATTCCATAGGTTCTATAAGCAGATGGATTCATTTTATCGTCATTCTAATATGATTGTCTCTGTTGATATCCTTTTGACAGAAGCACAGAAAAATAATGTTTCTGAAATACAACCACTGCTTATTAAAAACCAGCTCTTACTTCCGGATTCAATAGCATATACAATTGGACGGAGGCTGCAAAAAAAGTGCTTGTTCAGGACTGTCAAGTTCTATGAGCCATATAATTTACAGGAGGAGCAATCAATTCCGTCCTTAATAACTGATCATACTTCATCAATTTTCTTTTGGGAGTATAATGATGATAGTGCAGCTGTGGTGCCTCAGACTCAAGGTTTGGATGAATACATATTTAGGCTGAATGGAGAAATAGTGCAGCCAGTAGCATCTCCAACTGCTCAGCAGTATGCGGATAGCCAAGATGGAGTCAAGTTTTATGAAAATACTGTATCAATAATTATTGAGCATTATGTGATGAGTAACTTCTTGGATGAGTTTGAGAGAACGCTCTCTTACTGGTATACTGTAGCAGAAAAATAATGTCCTTTTAGAACGAGATTTCATTTGTGATTTTTGTATAGAAATATGGCAACAATAATACAACAACCAGATCAATATAGTTTCGCAGGCAATTTGAAAAACATTGTCGTGACTACTGAAGCAAGAATCACTTTCAAGTTGAAATATGGTTCTGAAGTCTTGATTGAGTCTTCATATGATCCAGATCTAAATGATAAGGTAGAGATAGATATTAAAAAAATCATTCAGGATACCTTAACATCATCAATACCTGTCACTAGTTCTATTGCTGTTAAGGACTTTCCTTCTTTCAGCTTCTCTGTAGATCAAGGCGCTGAGTTCGTATTTTATGCTTTTGAGGGTGGGGTTGATGCGATTATTGCATCTACTTGGTTCGCCGGCAATTTCCTCACTTGGCAGCCTCAGACATCATATGTCACCTGGAATCAACCTCAATTTTTAAGCTATATTGCCCTTGCAGCTTGCAATCTAAAAGTAAAGGGATACTTTGCGGATGGAACAAATCAGACAATATTATTTGGAGCGCTAGCAGCAAACAAAGTCAATACAGCAAACCTTCAATATTCCTCCATTCCGGCAAAATTTTCTGATAAGCAACCTACTTATATAGATGTGTGGACTGAAAATGAATCCGGGCAGAGGCTATCATATATTCAAAGATTTGTATTGAAAAATACTACTTCAGATGATAATTGTTTTCTATTTAAAAACTCTCTTGGAGGTTGGGATTCAGTTATTTTTACAGGTACTATAAAGAATGAGGCATCATCGGATGTAAAGACATTTTCCCAGGAAGACACAACCAATGAGTACCAGGTAGATCTTGCTGAAAAGTATTCAAAGAATACAGGCTATTTCATCAGTGACAAACATAGAATTTGGATTGCTGAATTCTTTAAAACAAGTGAGAGATACTTTCTCTCTCACAGAGGATATTTTGAAAAGCTTACAGTGTTGTCTTCAACTATTAATTCGCAGAAAAGCAATCCGAGCTCGTATAACTTTACCTTCAGTTTATCTCTGTCAACAAAATATCTCAATCTTCCGAGGGTCGAGGCCCCTGAAGCACCACTTGAAATTGTAGATCCTGCCGGTGAACTTTTTTTTTTAGCCCCCCGTCTCTCTGAGTTTCCTTCAGCTGAGTTCGTAGATGAGTTTATCCTGCCGGTGCAGTCTCCGTATCTTCAGGAATGGAAGAAAATTAGTCTAGGGGTTGTCAAGGGAGCAATCCTGGATTATATAAGATCTCAGTCACCAGGTATTCCACAATCCCTCCTTGACTTGAGTGATATTGATCCATCATTAGCAACTGCAAATGTGGGAGTGTCGCTTGTTAAGCTTGCAACAGGCAAATGGGGCCCAGGATCTGTATCAATTGACTTATCAAACTATTTTAATAAGAGTGAATCAGATGAGAGATATGCTTTTAAATCTCACTCTCATGACTATGTCCCTACTGCTACATTTAATTCCCATGCCGGTGACTCTATAAAACACACTACTCAGGAAGAGAAAGCAAAGATCAATGAAGCCTATAATGACAAGCATACTCATAACAACAAGGCCAATCTTGATAGTATTAATCAGAACCTATCTCAGACATCTAATGTTAAGTTCAATGATATCATCGCAGATGGTTCTATTGCCTTTTACGGTGGTGTCGGGAGCGGTTCCACTCCGGTGGCATCCCTGCTAGACCTGTCAGACATTGATGCCTCAATTTCCGCAGCAGCAACCGGTACTCCTCTTGTGAAACTTGCATCCGGCAAGTGGGGCCCAGGATCTGTATCAATTGACTTATCAAACTATTTTAATAAGAGTGAATCAGATGATAGATATGCTTTCAAATCTCATTCACATGATTATGTCCCTATCGCTACATTTAATTCACATACTGCCGATTCTGAAAAGCATATTACTTCCGGAGAAAGAACAGCATGGAACGCCAAGGAACCGAGTCTGAGTAATCCTGATACAGACGGAAAGATTCTTGCCTCTACTGCAGGCGGTGTCCGTTCATGGGTAAACAGGTATGTTCTTCCTATTGCAGCTGCAGCAATGTTAGGCGGAGTGATGATAGGGGCAAACGTCAATGTTGATGCGCAGGGCCGAATCTCTGTCGCTGCACCTTACTCGCACCCTGCCACTCACCCGGCATCAATGATTGATGAGTCCGCCACACGCAGATTTTTGACCGATGCCGAGAGGGCAAATTGGAATGACTCTTACGACAAAAGGCACACCCACGGAAATAAGGCCAACCTTGACAGCATAAATCAGAACCTTTCGCAGACATCAAATGTCAAGTTTAATGATGTGATTGCTGACGGCTCAGTTGGCTTCTACGGCGGAGTCGGGAGCGGTTCCACACCAGTGGCATCGTTGCTTGACCTGTCAGACATTGATGCCTCAATCTCTGGAGCAGCAACCGGTACTCCTCTTGTAAAACTTGCAACTGGTAAGTGGGGAGCCGGTTCTGTATCAATTGACTTATCAAACTATTTTAATAAGAGTGAATCAGATGAGAGATATGCTTTTAAATCTCACTCTCATGACTATGTCCCTACTGCTACATTTAATGGGCACACTCACGCATCTTTTTATAACACTTCATATTACGGTGGTAACGTTAATGATTTAATTCAGGACTATAGATTAGTCTACACGCACTGTGTTATATCATCAAGTACCAACTTATTTCCTATCTCTAATAATGCTAATGCGATTTTATCAATAGCGACACATGGAGGAGGTTATAATCATCAATTAGGGTTTTCTTCTAACGGAAATATATATTCAAGACGTTTTTCTGCCGGAACGCCAGGAAGTTGGAAGACACTATTAGATTCAGAGAATTTCTCCTCTTATGCACTACCATTGTCGGGAGGGACCATAAATGGTAATGTTGTCAGTCCATTGATTATATCCTCAACGGCTTCTGATAACTACCTCACATTTGCAATCGGGGGTTATTCTAAGAGTTATTTTGGATGGTATTCTTTTCTAGGAACCTTTCTACAAAATAATCAAGGTAATCAGGCAACTATTGGAATTCTTGATGACAATACACCATATTATTCGCCAAACGCTGGATTTTCAAAATATACCTTAGTTCATGCAGGTAATATTGGTTCACAGTCTGTAAATTATGCTGTAAGCGCAGGTAATGCTGCAAAATTAAAATCGTCAGATACGGATGGAGTCGTTGATTTAAACACCTTTCTTTCAGGAGGTGGGTCGTGGTGGAATTATGGACAAGGAGCAATTATATCTAATCAGCCGAGTTGGTTTCAGTATGGCTCAGTATATCAGTTGAATTCTGCATATGATTCTCTAGCCCTTCAAATCGCAACCACTACTTTACATAATACCACGACTCCAACCTATAAGATTGGTTGGCGAATGTCTAATAATCTAGGGTTTCAGAATGATTGGAAAGAGATTTACCATTCAGGCAACCTCACTCAAAATTTAGCGAGCGGCTATCTCACTTATTGGGATGGGAGTAGTTTAGCTAATAGTCCAATAAAAACAGATGGAACAAATATAAATATAGTAAGAACTGTTTATGCAACAGGGGCACTCGTTTCAAATATAGAGACATATTCAACATACCCATCAAGTTATCTAATCTCTGCAATCCGAACTTACAATAAAGATGAATTTTGGCAAGGAGAGTTGGCATTCTTTACTACAACTTATGGTTATGCAAACAGTCTCTCGGAAGCAATGCGTATTCACTATGGGCAAAATGTTTCAATAGGTTATACTACAGATTTAGGCTATAAACTTGCCGTTAATGGCTCAACATATTATAATGGGCCATCTACTATCAACGGTTCCCTAGCTATTGCGGGAGCATTTACCGGCGCAACCACAATGGTCGCCTCTTCATACATCCAGGCAGCCTACTACAAACTCGGCACATGGGAAATCAAGCAAAACGCTTCCGAAGAGCTTGAATTCATCCTTTCCGGCTCGCTAAAATTCAAAATAACATCAGCAGGAATTGTCAGCTCTGGTGGAGTGGCATTCTACTCATAATATTATTAAGACATGGCAGTACACGAAGTTATAACAGATAAGTATGTAGAGCTTGAAGCATATTGTGGATTCACTCCGGCACAGATTGTAGAAAGAGCAACACAGGTGGGCGGGTATCCGAAGTATGACCACTCTTCTTCATATAATAAAGTAAGAGCTTCACGAGGTAGTCTTCCTCTTATACAGTCAATGATTGGTTACTCACCCAACGATGCCGGAAGATTATTTAGGCAGCGAGTAGGAGGCAACCCGTCAGCTGCATGGAGCGAGTCGGAAAGTGCGTTTGACGAAACAACCGGAGTGCTCAAATCTGGGGAGTTCCCTCGCTGGAATATCTGGTCCGGGTTTTCTCCTGGCGAGTGGATCCGCTCCGGAATCAATTTGATTTTCCGATTTCCGCGCAGTGCCGGTTTGGTAACTAACCCATTAAAGGACTATATCATTTTTGCTGATAGATTTTTTGGGTACAACCATCAGGCGGTTAAGCCTGAACTTATCATTGACGGTCCCATTCCGCTTGGGTATGAAAATTCGGGCTATTATAATGTTCAGTGCGGCATTGAACTAGGTGAGCTCAAGTGGCAACAGATAACCGGTTATAGCGAGTGTTGGGCATTTATCAAAGAGGTAAAACTTGGAGCAACGAAAGTTAATATAGATGATACATCATCAATAGGGACCGTACTCTGGGGCGGTGATATAAATTTTATCATCAATAAATCTCTCCTGCAGATCGGGAACAACGTAGTTGATATAACAGTGGCAATTGCAGACACATTTGCCAGGAATAACTCTCAGCAATATGCGATATTTAATAAGCAGATTACCCTCATTGTGCTTAAGAAGCCATACTTCACTAATGCAATAGAGCAGGTTGATGTGATGTTTGAGGAGCTTGCACTTAATAATACGATCGGCAATATTGCGGGTAACCCTCCATACTCATACGCGACACTTTCAATTGACTTTACTGTTCAGTTTTCAACGCAACAGTATGTTAATGTATTCCTCAATAGTCCTCACGGGCAGGTTGCACTATGGAGCTGGTATGACATCAACTCAGGCAACGTTAATACCCCAATCCGTTTCCAGCAGAGCCTTAACTGTCCGTGGTCGCTCAATGATGGAGACGCACTATATATAAGCATTCAAGAAGTTTAATTTAAAATATTAAGACATGGTTAAGTATTTAATTATCGCACTCACAGCAATCGGAATAGGATATCTGGTTGCAAAGCGCAAAAGAGCTCCAAAACGCACTACAAAGCCGGGCGGAGCAGACGAACCTGTAAAAGGCCCAAAGCGTCCTATTGATTACGAATCTTAAAAATTATAAGTAGTTATGACACAAGAAAAACTAAACATTGCCGAGGGTATTGAAGTAGCAAAAGCTACAATAAACCTCAATTTAAGCGACATGTCTCTTTTCGTAAGAGGCATACAGAACTTTACACTTGCATCAGGCAAAGTGGTACAACCGGCACAGAATGACGTAGAAGTATCTGCAATACGCCTGAAAGACATGATTATGCAGCTTGAGAATGCCTCTGCCGAGAAAAAAACAATCCTTGAGGCTAAGATCGCTGCTGCAGAAGCTTGTATTAATGCAATCGCATCAGCTGTACAGTCGTATATGCAGACAGAGTTTAACCTTAATAATCCGGAGGAGGAAGTGTAATATGGTAACGAATGAGCAATTACACAAACTGCAGGATTTGCTTGCAAAACTTAAGACACGCGCACTCGGACTTGATGATTTTGAGTCGCTTGTTGAGCAGAAGAGGCTAGTTAAGAAACTGATTGAGGAGAATCAGGAATTTGTCAAGGAGTTGTTTGATCAGCACTCTGTCAAGCTGAATGAGGAAGATCCTCGCTTTTTTGATTCCGCCTGCAAAGAGGAAGACACAAGAGCGGTCAATGAGAAGCTTGCTGAATTCAATAAGAAAGAGGTTGCGCTGAAGAAGTTTCTTGACAAGAAAAAACTTCAACAGCTCAAGCACGAGAATGACCTCACTATTGAGGAGTACGAGTTGCTGACAGAAGCGTTTTTTGTTGAGACAAAAGAGAAAGAGCCGAAGGAGGCTAAGACTAAGAAAAAGTAATATAAACCGGTGCCTGTTAAATAAGGGCAGGCACTTAATTCTACTGCTATGGACTGGATAAACGCAATATTGCCAGGAATAATTGGGCTATTTGGAGTAGGAATTGGGGGTACTTTTTTGAGGTATCTCATATTCCCTCGCATCACAAAAAGAACAGAACAAGCAGGGGCTGATTCATCTGTCCTTAATAATCTTGAAAAGGTATCAGAACTACAAGGGAAAGCTCTTGTTAAAGCAACTGAAGAGAAAATGGCTCTGTCTGAAGTAAACTCGCAGCTGCTATCTGAAAATTATAACTTGAAGAGCAAACTGTCAGAGTATGATTTTGAGATATCGAATATTAAGAGGGTTCAAACTGGGCTCCAGAAGGCACAAAATGCAATTGTTTCTCAATTAAAGTATGCTCAAAACCATATTTGCCTGAATTTGCCATGTCAAGAACGAATACCAACATTAGGAACTTATAAAGAAATTGAACATGAAAAGGAAGGTGTGTGAGGGTGTAATTACATCTAAGTTTGGAAATCGTATCCATCCGGTGACTGGCCAGCCGTCATCATTCCATAATGGAGTAGACATTGCTTGTCCTCGAAATACCCCTGTATATTCCCCTGTACGGGCAAAGATTGAAAAAGTATACATGCATGAGCTTGGAGGGTTGACAGTCGTTCTCAGAGATCTGCGAAATAATGATCGATATGCTTTTTGTCACCTTAATGAAGCATGTTATAATGCTGGTCAAACAGTTGCTCAGGGAATCCAAATCGCCAAATCAGGGAACACCGGCCAGAGTACTGGCCCTCATCTCCATTTTTCTTATGCATCCGGGGGAACATGGTCCGGAGGCATATGTTCGGGATTTACTTATTCAGATCCAACAAATAAAATTGAATTCGATGATTAGAACAGTAGTATTAAGCATTGCTCTGATAATTGTAATGCTCATCCCGTCCTGTGCACCTACAAAAAAAGTGACGAAAACAGATTTAAGCACATCTGTTGAGACTACAATAAAAAAGATTGACACATCGAAAACTGAAGCTGCCTGGCAGAGTGTTATAAACAATGTTATTTCCCAGGTAGATCTCTCAAAAATCAAAATTGTAACCTACTATCCTACTTCTGACAGTTCCGGAAAACAAGCAATAAAAGAGGACATTACTATTGAGAAGAATATCACTACAACAACTCAAAACTCTTCGACTGAAAATGCTACCTTAACAGAGGATAAGGGAATAAAAGAAGACAGTTCTCAAAAATTTCAAAACCGAGATATCGAAAAAGTTAACGAGAAAAAGTCAGGAATTCCAATCAAATATTACCTCATAGGATTTATTGTATTGGCAGGAATCGGCTATCTAGCGTATAAATTATTAAGGCATCAGTTCTTTTAACCACTAAATAATTATATTTTGCTATCTAAGAGGGCGACTTTACTTTTTAGTCACCCTCTTTTTTATCCATATTTCATATTAATTATTACCTCTTATCTATAAAAATTTTTATAAAAAGTAAAAAATAATTTTTTGCTTTATAAAAAAATGTATATTTGAGCGCCTAAATTAGTCATGTAGGTTATGTGTTAAACCTAATAACCGCAACTATTGGAACAATTTTAGCCAAATTGACCAATGACTTAAAAAAGAAGCCCATCCTACCTGTAACGATGGGCTTCTTACTTTGTGTAGGATCCAGGAAGGCCCTGGTGAAATCACATAGGGGGTCGCTATAAACCTCAACAATAATTGTAGCATAATACTTAATTTATATGAGTAATTTAGGCAAAACGCCTCCCGATGGCTACGTGGAGATTTTCTGTAAATTCATAAAAGCTAAGGATGGTACGATTAGGTATCCTAAAAATGCCGAATACTTTCACTTTTATGTTAAGAGCGACAAGCAAAGAGCATAATCTGACGCTTTGGCCTTAGATCTCCATTTCGGAGGGTAGTTTATGGCGCTGACAGGGGCGCCTTTTACTATTAAAACTCCTTACTCTTCGTTTTTATCTCTTCCTGAGCTACTGCGTTCCTTTTAACGGCATAAATTGATGTATTGGAGAGAGAACAGTGATTTGCTATGAAAGTCTTTTTCAT